TGAGCCAACAAAATACGCTGAGACTGACTGAAAGCATTCGGATTCGAAACAGGAATAACATCCACACGGTCGTCAAAGTCCGTCGCCATAACAGACTGATCCGCACCCTCAATGCTATAAGGATACTCCGGAGGTAAAGTCTCGCTCATAACACGAGCCAAAATCTTGAACTCCTGACGCATCGCATAATGAAGCCGCTTGTGAACAGCACTCATAACACGAGAACCCTGCTCCAACATCGCTATCGTAGTTCCGACGGCCGCGTTCTGATTCCCGTCGCCAACCTTCATATCCGTAATCGTCGCAAACCGCTGACCAGCCTGTACAACAAAACCCAACAACTGAAACAACGTCTGATCCGGTCCCTTGAAAGGCAACGGCATCAAACTGTCACGAATAGCACCGCCCGGAGCGTCAACATCCCTAAACTCACCCGGCTGTAAAGGCTCGTCGTCATCCCTGATCCGCAGGCCGCGGGCCTTGAAACCAGCCGGAAGATTAGACAACGTACCAGCGTCGATCAACTGACGAAGTGACGATGTAGCTGTGCGCGACAAACCACCGATAGTATGAATCAAGCCAAGTCCGTAAAAACCAAACCCCGGCAAAAACTTGTAATGCACAAAGTATTGTATCTTCTTACGCTGCTCATCTTCCTCTAAATAATTACGACGGACCGCCAACACCTGACCGTTGTCCTGAGAAATCGTAACAATGTACGGCAACTTAATACCAGTAGGCTCGCCATCTTCATCACGGTCCTCGTAACCCTCTAAGTCCAAATCAACATGACACTCCAACAAAGTGCAGTCATAATCGATCTGGGAAGCTTCCATGCCGTTAATACGGTCCATTTCAGTCTCTACAGAGTCCGAATCTTGCTGAACCGGAGTCACAGGAATGTCTAAATAAAAGCCGCCGACCTGCATCTTGCGCAAATCGTTTAAACCCATACGAACAACCTGAGTGATATTAGGACAAGTATCTAAGTCAGAAGTTTCATAAGGAACAACTAACTGCTCCGCAGGAACAAACTTACTAACAATCCGGCCCATAGCCTCGTCAAAGTAAACCTTTTTAAACGTACTTCCCGCCAGCGGTAAATAAAACAACATCTGATCCATGTCAGGAGTGTAATCCTCCATAACATTAGTCAGATAATAATTCATAAACTGACGAACACGCTGCGCTTGAGACGCCTTTTCACGAGTCTCTTCACCCATAATAGCCGTCCGGACAGGACCCGAAGAAGGCAATAACTCATTAAAAGCTTGAGCCTGAAACTGAGTAGCAGCCTCCGCTAACAAAGGATGCGTAACGCCACTCGCACCGCGAAACGGCTGACTGCGCTCAGAATAACTGAATCCTAACAACTCTAAGCCATTGGAATAAGTATCTTCCCACTCCTGACGAGACGCCTTGTTACTGTCAAACTCACTGGATAAATCACTGGAAATGCGAGAAAGCTCGTAATCAGAAAGATACTCAGCCAAGTTATCGCTAAAACCACCCTCCATGTCATCCAAAGACGCACTGGGATCAAAATCAACAGTAACGTCCCCGTTGTCCTCCTCAATGATCTCAATATCAAGCCCATCAGAGCCCAAGTCAGACGCCATCAAATAAGGGTCAGCACCAGAATCCGGAACCTCTAACTCAACTTCTGCGCGTAAATCTTCCTCGTCTAACTGACTAGGAACGTTAGTCGTGTCCATCAATCCGCCAATAGCCATAAGGCCCTCCGTCAATAATATGCCCGCACCTTAACAGATTCTTCTTCGTTTTGCCAATCATCTGTTGGTAACTGGACAAAATTACCCTGACGATACCTCATCAGAGCTTGGGTCATGCTGTCAACTAAATCATCATGCTCCCCATTAGGAAACGCCGCAACCTCTTCAATTAACTCATCAGCCCAAGGCTTGTCAGGAGCCCAAACCATGCCAGACTCCAACATAGGACTAACAGCATGTACCCGACTTACCTTGTCATTACCACGACTAGGTGTGAAATTTACAACAGGAATACCAACATTCCGTAGCTCCTGCGTCAAAGGCATCCCACTCGCCTTCGCCTCAATAATTACAGTGTCAGGGTCCCAAAACTTATACTCCTCAAACGCAATAGCCTTCAATTCAGGAAAATCCCAGCGACCCTTCTTACTATCCAACAATATTAAATTAGGACCAGAACCACCCTCGTTCGGATAAAATACACCCCAAGTCGTAATAGCACTAAAGTCACTCGTCTCACGCTTGCTAAAAGCCGTGTCATAACTCTGAATCACATACTCTAACTGAGGAACAACCTCCTTATCCCAACGACGCCACCAATCCCGAGGAATGATCGCATTCTCCTCACCTGTAGGATTCTGCTGATACTGAGCATTCCACTTGCTCGGAGGTATAGATGCGCGGACCGCGGTTAAATCCTCTAAACTCCAGTACTCAGGCCAACAAGGAGTCTCATCCTCAAAAATAGCAGGTAACTCAACAACCTCCCACTGATCCGATAAAGGGTCCTTTGCCATCGCCCGCAATAACTGACCCGTCATGTCCTTCTCTGACCAACGAGTCTGTACCAAAACTATGCTGCCACCCGGCTGTAAACGCTGCCGAGGGCCCCCAGTATACCAATCCCAAGCATCCTCAAAACCATGAGCACTCATCGCCGTCTGCTCCGAATGAGGGTCGTCAATGATAATTAAATCACCGCCACGACCAGCCAAATTCGAACCAACACCAACAGCATAATACATCCCGCCAGCACTCGTGTCCCACCGACCACTCGCCTTGCTGTCCGCAGCCAACTTAACGTCAGGGAAAACCTCCTTGTAACTGTCCATGTCCAAAAGGTTCTTAGTCTTCCGACCAAAGTTAACCGCCAACTCCGTCGTGTGCGTCGCCTGAATGATCTTCATGCTAGGGTTCTTGCCCATCATCCAAGCAGGAAACAAAAACGAGGCAAACTCACTCTTCGTGTGCCGCGGAGCCATGTTGATAATCAAACGCTTTAGTTCGCCGCTCGCGACCCGCTCAAGCTTTTCCGCGATAATTTTGTGGTGTCTTCCAGCAATAAACTCCGGCCACTGGGATCGAACAAAGTCCAAAAAGTTTTCCTGACAACTCTCGTTCTTGGCGATTTGGGCGAGCCTCAATTGAAGCTTCAGGGCCTTTTCTTCCTGTGCATGATTTAGGTTAACATTCATCGGGGGACCCTAGTTATTTATGGGATAATATACTGCTTTATAGGATAGTTATAGGCCAAACGAAATTTTATGTAAATATTTGAGAGAAACATGGCCCTAGCCCCCGCTCCGGGACGCGGGGGGCCGCGTCGCGCGGATCGCGTTTTATCGTTTAAAATCATGGTTTTCTGACCCGATATCCGGGGGACCCGGCGCGTTTTCCCCGGCGGATCGACCGCGGATCGCGGACCGATAACTATTTATCTCGCACGATTTTCTGTCAGCAGCGGGCAAGAATTGCGGCCAGCTGGGAGAAAATTGCGGGCAAAATTGAGCCGCTGCTGCACGAATTTTCTGCGCGCCGGGGGCCAGCTGACCGATAAAAACGGACATCGATGTCCGCCCGCGGATCTCGGGCCCGGTAGGTTTGGCCGGGGTGCAAGGGGCGGGGCCCGCCTTGTTTAACTATTTTCGACAATCCCCGGCGCTGTGGTCTAGCTGGTGCAATTGGATCGGGTAACCGGGCGATAAGATCGGCCAGAGGGCACGAAAAAGCCCGCGCAATGGCGGGCCAGTTCGTCAATTGATGGGGTCGCGGGTTTAATCGTCGCCAATGTCCCCGGCGATATGGTGGCGCAATATCGTGCGCGGGGCCAAGCTTTTTGCAAACCGGGTGACCTTGTCCGCGTCGCTTTCATCTTGCGATTGATCGGCCGTCGCTTCCCAATGCAAAAGAACATTGCCGCCACTGGCATAGCATCCGCCCGGGTCATCGGGGTTTGCGGCTTTCTTTTTGTGAACCCCGTGCGCGGTGAACCCTATAACAAAATCACGCTCCAGACGGGCGCAAAGTGGATCGCCGTTGCCACATTGGGCGCAACCAAATTTGGGCAGATATTCGGCAGGGCATCGGACAAACCGCGCGCCGTCGCTATCAACTGACTTGCGGCCATTCCAAAAAGAAAG